CTGCGGAAGTAATGACTTCGCAGTCAAGCAGAACCCCGGAGGCCAAAGCCCCGTCAATCTGAATGCCCTCTAACGGCCTTATTCTTGTGAAAGAATATTTCCAGTTAGTAGGTGTTCAGGGAGACCTTTGTCAAGGAAATCACGTATTTCTAAGATGCGGCCCACTTTCTTCAGTTCTCTTTCACGCATTTTTGTGCGATAAGAGGGAACTAATGGATCTGGAACGTAGCCTAGTTCGAAACAGTCGGACATCTCTTCGTAAGTGGTAGCGTTATGCGCTTGCATAGTAAGGTTCATAACCTGCATGCGAGCCATACCGAGTGCCAATACAAAAGGATGACCGTTCATATCAACACCCGGAGCTTTGTCGATTGGTAGATCGCCCCACTTCAATAAGAGATCCCCAACGTTACTTTCGTAACATAGGGTCTCAAATTGGAGTATGGTCTTTCTAAGATGGTATAACAATACCCTCTTTGTGATAAGGAGTAAATTCTCTTTATCACACCATTTTCAAAGATCACCTACCCCTGCGAAGGGCTGGCTTCTTTGACATGGAAATGAAAGAACATAGGCAAGATCGAGAGCCTTGTTAGGTCAAATGTCCCTTAAGTAAGGAAGGATGACCTTTTCAAAGCACTCGACTCTACCCGGGGTTTCACCGTTATGGACTCATCCACGTTCCGACATAACCAAGATCAGTTGAGGAAGGATTCTAGAATCCTCCGAAACTGCCTTGAAAATGTCGGGGGGTATGGGAGAAACCTCTTCACCATTGAAAAATACTCTTTTGGCTATTTCAGCAGAAGAGGGTTTTCCTTTAGAGAAGAGGCTTTTAGAAAGGTTGATGGGAACATCAAGACTCTCTAAAATTCTCTTATATTCAATGGCAACTGCTTCGTGAAAGATAGCAACGTCATCACCAATAACCACGTATTCTCGGAAGGGGTAAATCCCAATCGAGAATGCGCAGTATTGGATGATGGCGTGGTGCGCTAGTGAGAAGGCGGCCCATGAGCTTAAAATACCCATGGGCTGACCTACCTTATAACGCACTGTTATGTGGTTGGCATCCTGGTTGGTGGAGACTTGGAAATCTCTATCAATCAAGACGCTCTTCCATAGGGCGGCGGTCTCTGGATCTGTGATACACGATAGAACATCTTCCTGAAGTTTAACAGGAAATCTGTCTGTCGCATTACTCAGATCGAAGCAGAAGATGTCCCTCCCTAGAGCGGTCGCTTCCTTACTTAGAAGCGCTACTCTATTATGGGAGAAGGCACCATCTGTTTTCAAGCGTTTTAGAATATTCATAAGAAATATATGAATAGGATAAACCGCTTGTTGAGACCAGTGGTCACAAATAGCAATAGTTCTCGTCTTACCACCACCTTCAGAAATGAAGTGTAGTCGTGAATCGATTACTTTCTTATTTGTATTTTCACAAACCGCCCCCAGACTAGATAAACTCATTAGATCCTGTATTATGAAAGTGTCATCAGGGGTAACCTTGGCGACAAGTTTTGATATGGAATCTAATAGCTTACTATTTCTCGTAACTGCTAACGCGTCCAAATGCGCCTTCAAAAGCGCATGAGGACCGTTTGGACCCGCCTTCGTCGTGAAGCGCGGTTCCGCTCTTTCAGGGGGATGGATATCCATTTTCAAGAATTTATTCTTGAGAAAGTATATTCAGTCACTTTTGAACTTCTCATACCCTGTAGATCAGTCACTGTCAGTAGTGATACTGTCAGTCGACTTGTCTGCGGGAATATAAAGGAGGCGGTACTGATATAAAACAGTCAGTGCTGCCCTCTTCTCGTTGGTACTTCCAGAAAGTAGCTTCTTAAAGTCAGAGATGACTGAAGGAAACCCACTTTTGTCGGATTTACAGAACGGGATTGGTTCGAAAGGTTGTCCCAGCGCAAAACGCTGGGCCACAAGATAGAGGGACTTCAAATACTTTATTGTATCCTTGTTCCCTCTCGTAGTAATACGGGAGTTCTTAACATGGTGTCACTGAAGCATTTGTCGGGCAACATTTATTTTCAAAATGTGTCAGATTGATTTTTCTATGATCTGCTCATGTTTTGTTAATTTTAAAGTTGTTTTAGTATTCATATTAATTAGATATGGATGCTATTTGCTCTCTCCTTTGACGGGTGCCAAACAGCTGGGGGGTCCCTAACGGGGGAACTTGACTGTATCCTTGTAGGAATACA